GCAGTTCGGCGGCAACGTCACCGTGGACGGCACACTGTCTGTCACCGGGAACCTGTCGGCACCGCAGGCCCCCGCAGCCATCACGGACCCGGGGACCGGCGCTGCCATCCCTGTGACCGGCTCGGGGACTGTCGCCATCACGACCGGCGGGTCTAGCGAGACGAACACGGTGGCGATCCCCACGTTCCTGGGTCAGCGGCTCGTGCTGACTCTCGACGTGGACGGCGGCGGCGACAGGGTGATCACCTTCGCCAGCGCAATCAACGTCGCAGGCAACACCATCGCCACATTCGGGACTGCGCGTCAGACCCTCGTGGTCGAGGCGATCCAGATCGCGGGTGCGCTGGCCTGGGAAGTGACCGCCAACAACGGATCTGTCGCGCTCTCGTAGCGCGCCCAGCAGAGGGAGTGCAGCCCAATGCCGAACGTCTACCCTGTCGCTCCCGGTCAGCGCATCCTGTGTGATGGCCGGGAGTACGTCCACCCCGAGATCCCGCCTCTGAGCGACTCGGACGTGGCCCTGTTCCTGTCTCTGAGCCCTCCCGCCCTCTCCCCCGCGCCGGTCGCCATCTCGGCGCGCTCCGAGGCCCCCGCGCCCGTTGCCGGGTTGAACGCGTCTCCTCCTCCCGCTGATGCGGTGGCGGGCGCGGGTGCGCCTCTGGGGCCGCTGTTGGTCCGCAAGGATCTGCCGGTCACGCGCCTGATGGCACACTGGCTCAAGGGCAAGCCTCGGTCGTTCGTGGACGCCGCCCGCGCTGCTGACGACCGCACTGGTATCAACATCACTGCCATCTACGACGCTGCGTATGCTGCGCTCGACGCGAAGGGTCAGTGATGGTTCGCCTCCGCGCTCTGGCACGCCTCAACGGGCGACTCGTTCGCGCTGACGGCGTGATCGTGGACAAGGTGTTCCCGGGGCAGGAGTTCCTGTGCGACGAGGACAACGCCGTGCGCCATGTTCGGCGCCGCGCTGCCGTCCGCGTCGAAGATCCGAAGCCGTCGAAGAAGGCCAAGGCTGCGCCCGAGGAGGGCTAGTCTGTGGCGTTCAACTCCACCCTGGCGATCGCCCTGACGGACTGCGGCTCGCAGGTCGATGGAGCGTCTCTCTCGACGACGACGAAGCCAACGCTCGTGCAGGCGACGACGGAGTGGAACCGCTGCTACGGCAAGATCGTCACGCGCCTGCGGAAGAACGGGATCAGCGCGACGTTCACGAGCGGATCGGCGTCTGAGTACTGGGTGCAACAGGTCGAGGGTCTGATGACCTCGGGGCGCGTGCTGATTCTCAAGGGCGCGCAGGGCAATCAGGCGCAGGGCACGACCGGCAGCGGCGGCGACACGACTGCCGACCGCCTGTTGGCAGAGGCCGAAGCGATGCTGGCCGAACTCGACAACGACCGGCGAGCGCGGCTGGCGCTGATCGCTGGCGGCGGCGCGGCGAGCAACCTGCCCACGTCCGGGTTCGCCTCGTCTGACTGGACGGACGGACGTGACACGACCGTCGATGTGACCTACGGCGGCGACAACGTGCTCTATATCCCGAGCGTGCCTGTGGTGCAGGATGGGGAGGGCTTCTGATGCCTCCGTCTGCCCTCTCTGGCGTCGTCGGCAACGAGATGCAGATCGTCATGGAGCCGGGTGGCGCTCAGTTGCTCCGAGGAATGGAGCAGTGGACGCGCCTGCTCGACGATTACACCGAGGTCTGGCCGTACGTCATTCGGCTGATCCGGGCGCACCATGCGAGGACGTTCGACTCTGAGGGCTCTGCCACTGGTGGCGGGTTGCGGCGGCGCTGGGCTCCGCTGAGTCCGCGCTATGCGGCTGCGAAGGCGAGGCGATACCCGGGCCGTCCGATCCTCGTCCGCACGTCTGCACTACGCACGGCGATGGTAGAGGGCGGCCCGGGTTCTCGCGTCAAGTCCAGCAAGAAGGCGGTCGAGGTCGGGCTCCGTGGCCGCATCCAGCGGATCGCAGAGTACCACCAGAAGGGCACGCCGATCATGCCCGCGCGCCCGCCCGTGCAGTTCGACGCGGACGTGCGCGGCGAGGGTTCGCTTGCTCGGGTGGTGTCGCAGATGATCCAGACCGCCGTGGTCGCCAAGCGCCGGAAGACGCTGATGGGCGAGGTCATGGACGCGGGCGACTACGAGAAGCAGGCCAACTCGCTCGCCAACCTCGCGCGCCGGAAGACGCGATGAGTTACTACGGCGGCAACGACGCGGTGAACGCCCTGCTGGAGTTCCTCGAGGACACGACTGGCAACCGCACATCGTACAATGACGAGTTGACGCTCTACCGCTCGACCCGATCGATCTCCTCAGAGGCGCTCCCGAACGTGCAGGCGTTCCTTGGCCCGCGCCTCATCGGATCGGAGGCGAGCACGCAGGGCGTGGTCTGTTCGGTCGAGTACATCAGCGAGGGCGAGGAGGACGTGATCAACGGGCGGTCCATCACCTACGAGATCGACCTTGCCTTCTACGTCCCTGTCTACTCGTTCGGCGGCAACCCTGACGTTGCGTTCCGCGCGTCGCTGCACTACCTGACGGTGCTGCGCGGGATGGCGTGGCGCAAGACGTACATGGATGCGCCTGGGTACACGCTCAACAACGGGGGCACGACTGCCACGGGGCGCGTGCTGGCCTTCGTCGTGCGCGGCGCTGAGATGGGCGCGGAGCCTGGATCAAACGAGGACAACTACATGCCTGCGGCCCGCCTTTCGGTGACGCTGTCGGGCGATTACCCGGGAGTCTGACATGGCGAGCCCAAACCGAGGCATTGGACGCTTCCGCGTCTTCTTCTGCGACCCTGAGACCACGTTCGGGTCGCCCGCGACTGACTACCCGGTGGCCGCTGACGGTCTGCGCCTCATCAGCGGCTCCGTCAACGTCAGCACGCCCCGGGGTCCGCGCGAGGACGCCAACGGCACAGCCGGTGACGACGGCAGCATCAACGAGAAGGGCACGGTGGAGTGGTCTGCCGAGTTCTACCTGCTCGCCTCGGGGACTGCGGCGACCGCGCCGGACTGGGACGATCTGTTGACCTACTGCGTCGGGATGACGAAGGCGGAGGCGTCCGACACGACGATCAGCGGCACATCGAGCACGACGACGCAGGCTGACGTGGTGGATGCGTCCGGGTTCGCCGTGGGCGATGCCGTGACCATCGCGGGCGAGACGCGGATCGTGACCGCTGTGGACACGGCGTCTACCCCTGACAACATCACCGTCGAGCCTCCATTCTCGACGGCGCCCACCACAAACGGCACCACGGTCACTGCGGGGATCGTCTGGTCGTTCAACTCGGACTCTGACCACACCCCGTCGAGCGCGACCCTGTGGATGGGCAATAACTCGCACCTGTACCGACTGGTGGGCGCCTACGCGACTTCGATGCGGATCGGCCTGGGCGGCGCTGGCGCGGCTCGGCTGTCTGTCACCGGGACTGCGAAGTCTGCCTCAGTGTTGATGTCGAGCACGCTCAACGGCTCGATCAACAACAGCACCACGACGGTCTCTGTGGCGCAGGCCGATGCCGAACTGGTGCCGGACGACGTGTCAACCTCGATCCCCTACTACTACACGATGGATCCTGGCGGCGCGAACGAGGAGCACATCAGGGTGACGGCGAAGTCCGGCGCGGATCTGACGGTGGTGCGCGGGGAGCTGGGGAGTTCTGGCACGGCGCAGAACAGCGGCGCTCGGATCGCCCCGTACCAGCCGACCGCGACGACGACGGGGACTCCGGTTCCCGCGACTGGCGGTCACTGCTACGCCAACGACATTCTGACCCCCGTGGAGTCCGCGTCGTGGGAGTGCGACATGGGGCGTCAGCCGGTCGAGAACGAGCACGGGTCCTCGTGGGTCGTCGCCAACTACAGCAACGGCAAGCGCAAGCCGGTGCTGACGGTGGAGGGGTTCTCCTACATCGAGACGATGACCTCGCTTGTCCGTCACGCTCTGGCCCGCTCGTCGTTCCCCCTGTTCGTGCAGCAGGGGACGGCCACTGGGGCGATCGTCGGCGCGTACTCGGGGACGTTCTACCCGGAGAACCCGGGCACGTCGCTCGATGATCAGGACGTGCGGTGGACCCTGACCGGACCCGCGCAGATGAGCACCGCAACCGCCAACGACGAAGTCCGCATCGTCCACGGCTAGACCGCCAACAACCCATCGAGGAGTGCAGCCAGATGGATATCAGCAAGATCGGAACCCTTCGGTTCATCCCAGAGTTCAACGGCAACCGGCGCGAGTCTGTGCCGCTGGTCGTGAAGTACAAGAGCATCCGCCGTGAGTGGCGGGTCCGGCTCGTCGAGGCCAGCGAGGAGGCCGAGCAGATCCGCAGGGAGAGCGAAGCCGAGGGCGCGGACAAGAGTGAGGCAGCGGACAAGATGCTGCGGCTGGACGAGTCGCTTCGCGCTGACCTGCTCGCGTCCCACATCACGGGCGTTGAGGGGCTGACGGACGGAGGCAGGCCGGTTGACAGGGACGGGCTGATCGCGCTGCTCAACGACGTGCCTCCGCTGGCTCAGGAGGTCTTCGACGCCATCGTGACCGGCAACCAGTACACGGAGGAAGACGCAAAAAACTGAGGGCGGTCCTGCACTACCAAGACGCCCCGGTGCCTGAGTGGATGCGGGGCGACGACGCGGATAGCGAGGAGATCCGCGCCGAGTTCAGGGCCGAGGGATGGGATGGGCGATGCCGAATCTGGCACACCCAGCGGTGCAACAAGGGCGGGTGCCGGAAGGACGGTGGAATGGAGATCGGGACCCCCATCACGGCACCTACCGCGAAGATGCGCCCGATGGGATGGCGTCCAGAGGACCGCGTGATCCGCACGTGTCCCGAGCGGCTTCCGATGCGGTACACGTCTGCGCTTCGGAGGTGGGCCGACTGGAGGCGGTTTGGCTCGCTGCCCGAGCCCGGCTGCGTCGGTGAGCAGGACGACTGGACCGTGTCTGCAATGACGACTCTCGAGGCCGAGGCTGCGCTGATCGAGCTGGCGCAGACGGAAGAGAGGATGCAGCGCGATGGCTGACGCAGTAGCGATCAAGTTCGCCGTCCAAGCCGAGAAGGCGAAGCGTGACTTGCGCTCGCTCGGCTCGTCGATGGGCGGGCTCGACAAGGCGATGTCGTCTCCGATCGCCTCGACTGCGTTGCTGGCCGGTGGCGTGGCCGCTGTCGGTGCTGCCGCTGTCGGTGCCGCCAAGGCTCTGATCTCCAACGCCAACGCCGTCGCTCAGACGGGCGACCGGATCGCAAAGACTGCCCGCATCGTCGGCGTCACCGGGGAGGCGTATCAGGGTCTCCAGTTCGCTGCGGACCGCGCTGGCGTGGCGATGTCCTCTGTGGACAACGGGCTCAAGCGCCTGTCTCGCAACATGCTGGACGCGACGACCGGCAACAAGCGGATGGCAGAGACGTTTGAGGCCATGGGGATCTCCATCACGGACGCCGTGACTGGAGGTCTGCGTCCAGCCGACGACGTGCTCAAGGACATCGCTGACCGGGTGAAGGCGCTGGGTCCGAGCACTCAGGTTACCGGCGAGTTGATGACCATCCTCGGTCGCAGCGGCGCGGACATGGGCAACCTGCTTGCTGGCGGGTCGGAGGAACTCCAGCGGATGCACGACCGCGCCGTGGAGTTGGGCGGCGTGATGTCGGAGGATCTGCTTGACGCCTCCGAGCGGTATCAGGACTCGCTGACGGATCTGAGCACGGCGTGGCAGGGAGTGAAGAACGAGTTGGCGGTTGGCGTGATCCCCGTCCTGACGGGACTCGCTGGCGCGTTCACGGACTTTCTTGTGCCCGCAGCGAAGGACGGGGTGCGTCAACTCAGGGAGTTGTGGCAGGTAGCCAGCGACATCGCCGCGCTGCCAGGACAGACACTCGACTTCTTGATGGGCAAGCGCAAGGCGGGGATGGCGGCGCCTGAGTACCTCGGCAGTTCGACGGACATGGCGACGGTGGGGTTGCTCGGGACTGGGGCTGACATCATCGGCCGTCTCAGCGCCAGATCTGGCAGGGCGTCGGGGCCTAGCGCGCCAGCGGCTTCCGCTGTCGAGAGCGCGCAGCGGTTCGCCATGCCTCGGATTGACGCTGGCGCGGTTCAAGGGAGCGCGGAGGATGCCGCGTACCTCGCGCTGATCGGCATCACGAAGACCGAGATGGACGCGGCGCAAGAGGGTTTCGCGGCGGCGGTCGCCGCCGACAATGCTGTGCGCGCGGCCGAATTGCAGCAGATCCGCGAGAACGAGCAGGAAAAGCAGGACCTTTACGAGCAGACCCGGGACGCGCAGTACCGCGCTGCCGCAGGCGTCTTTGATGCGGTGGCGGGGTTTGCCGCCATGGCGCAGGAGGCTGTTGAAGACTCGTACTTCGGCCAGACCAGGGCGGGCAAGGCTGCGGCGAAGGCGATGTTCGTCGCGGGCAAGGCGGCGGCGCTCGCTACTGCGATTGTCAACACTGCACAGGCGGTCAGCGAGGCGAACGCGAGCGCCCCGGCTCCGTACAACGTCCCGGCAATCGTCGCGGCTAGCGCGCTCGGCGCTCTCAACATCGGGACCATCGTGGGGACTGCGATTCAAGGACTCGCTGACGGCGGCCTCGCGCCCGGTGCGCTCAAGGCGGCGGGACTCAACAACCACACCGTCATTGGGATCCGAAACGACGAAGCGGTAATCGATCCAAAGGGGACGAGCGAGATCACCGCGATGCTCGCGCTCCAGCGTCGGCAGATGGAGATGCGGGCGATAGGCCAGTCTGCCAATAGCGCGCCGATGTACCCGGTGATCGAACTCGACGGGCGGCGCATGACTCGCGGGTTGGCCCCGTACCAGACGGCGGCCATCGAGAACGGGCACGACCCGCGCCGTGACGTGCGCTATGCAGGAGCCCTCTGATGGCACGTTGCGCGATGTTCCTTGATGACCTGTTCGGCGCTGATGGCGTGACGACTGCGGTGTCTGGCGAGGGCACTACGCTCACGCGGGAGAACCTCGCCACGGACCTTCCCGGGGAGCCGTATCAGCAATGGGAGGCTCAGGAGGGCGGTGGGTCGTTTGAGATCACGTCGGGCGTGGATGACCTGATCTACATCAACGAGGGCGGCGGCGCCGTGAGCACTCAGGTCGCGGCTGGGTGGTACACGCTGGCGACGCTAAAGACGGCTGTGGACGCCGCGCTTAACGCCAACTTGTCCCTCGCGTACAGCTACGCGCTCGACTACAACAGCGGGGCGAGGAAGTTCAACCTGACGGCGATTGGCGGCACGATCGCCATCCCGAACTCCAGCAGCCCCGCGCGCAACATGCTGACGATCCTGCTCGGATGGGACGAGACTGACCTGTCCGGCAGCACGTCCTACTCGGCGCAGACGGAGCGGTCTAGCACGGTGACGTGGGCGCAGTTCACGATGCCGTCCGGCGCCGCAGCCATCGCGCCGAACCTCATCGCCCTGATGCTGGACAGCACGGGCGGGACGGAGACCAGCACAACCGTCATGTATGGCGACGTGACGGTCTACGGGAGCGCGTCCTACCCGGGGAACAGCGAGGCGGCGTGGGCCGCTGCGGCGGGGCTCACGCTGACCGTCAGCGCGCGACCCACCTACAGCGAGAACACCCTGCAAGGCGCGGTCACGAGCAACGCCACGGGATACCGATATTGGGCGGTGTACTGGACGCACGTGGACGACCACGAGTACCACCAGATCCGAATCTGCCGCGCGATGACTCAGGTGATGTCCGCAACCCGGACCTGCCGCGAGGTCGGGAACCATGACCTGTACGTCCGCACGCGACCGAGGACGCTGGAGAACCAGCACCCAGTGGCGCTCAAGTCTGACTGGAGGATGACCATCGAGCTTGAGCGGTGGGAGGCGTCCGAGTACCGGGCGTTCGTCGTCGCAGCGAAGCGGTACGGGTTCGCCTCGGGGATGGTGTTCTCGCTGCTCTGGACTGACCTGATCGCCACGCCTGCGGACTTTGACGACCACGCGGACAAGGGGCTGATCTTTTACGGCACCATCCAGTCGGCTCCACCTGACGCCTACGGGGCGAAGGGCTCCGACTTCATGACCGGGGCGCTGTCGTTCGGGCAGCTGATCCCTTGACCATCGACTACACCAAGCGCGGGCTGCGCCTCGGCTACATCCTGCGAGGCAGATACCACGACAGGGACGGCACCGCGCAGGCGCTGCGGCTGTGTGGGCCGTCGTCGAGGACTGGCACCGGACTCACGCTCGCTGACCCGGACGACCCAGCGACATGGCCGACGCGGTACTACTGGCGATGCGGCGTGGCTGGCGTCTCGCTGGTCGATGACATCGGCAAGCTCGATCAACACATCGAGATCCCAGGGACGCTCGAAGTCCGCATCCCGACGACGTACCCGGCAGAGCCTGACTCCCGTGTTGACGCGACGGACCACGACGCCACGTTGCGCGGTCACATCGTTTCTGGCCGATGGGCGAACAAGGACGTGGACGTGTGGATCGTGGACCTCGACACAGGGGACACGGAGCACAAGTTCCGAGGCCGGTGGGACCGTGACCCCGACTCGATGCCCGGCTCGGGGATCTTCCGGCTTGCCGCGAAGGAGTCTCCATCGGTGCTCGCTGCACCGTGGAAGGTGACGACGATGCCGCAGGACACCAGCGGCTATACGGACGACGGCGCGCAGAACTCGTCTGGGATGTTTATCGCGCCGACTGTCCTGTTTGCCGGTCGAGGCTACATCTTGGCCCCCGACAAGCGCGGCGCCAAAGTCGGCTGCGTGTTCGGCTACAACGACGCGGTCGGCAACTCGACGCCAGCCCCAGCGTGGCGCGAGGTGGTCTGCTACGGGGTCAACCAGGGAACCGGCAACCCGTCACCGCCGGTAGGCAATACTACCGATCCGGCGCTGTGGTTTCACGTTTCGCCACAGTACGGGTGCGGAGTCGGACCGATTCGACTCGTCGGAGACGACGGGACCGTCATCCAGACGAGTACCTCGATTGCAGTGGGCCACAACTACGACAGCAGCCGCGGACCGCTCGGGACGTTTGCTGTGGTGCAAGTGAGTACGGCGCAGGGCGCGAACTTCAACCCGACGACGGCGAACAACAAGGCGTTCGCCAGGATTCATGGGCCGTCTGCCAATCCGACTGCGGTGGAGTGGGACGCTACCCTTGGGGAGCCCTACACGTCCCTGTCAGGCTTCGCAGCGGCCACCCCAGTGGTCGAGAAGGTCGAGGACATCCTTGAGCTGATAGTGGAAGACCCCGACTACCTCGGGGCCTCATCTCTGCTCGGCACGAACGCAATTGCGGACTTTGCGGCGGGCAACCCATCGGGCGTGGCCGAATATGGCGAATATCTCGCGGCGGTGCCAGTCGAGGTGGACGACAAGACGAGCATGACCTACCGCGACGCGCTGAGTTCGCTCGTCGGTGGGCTTCCTGCGGACCTCGTCTGGCGCTACGACAGCGCGGCGAAGGAGCGTCGGCTCTACCCGTGGTGGCGAGTGCCCCAGGCGAGCACCACGGACGCGGACCACGAGGTCTATCCGTCCGATCTCGTGTCGAGCCAGCCTGTCTCGCTGCGCCAGATGCAGGACCCGCATGGGGAATACGCCAACGATGTGACGGTCCTCGCGCCCGAGTACATCGATCAGCCGTCGTCGCTGCCCATTGCGGACGCGGCGCTACTGGAGTCGAGGTCTCGTAACTCCCAGAGGATCAGCAACATCGTGGAGCAGGTCGCGGCTAAGGCTGGGACGGAGCCCATCGCTGGCGAGAGGTCGTGGAAGTACTGGAGCCCTCACAGCAGGACCACCGGGGCAGAACACAGCAGATTCGTCGCTGCGGAGAAGTCGCAACCCCAGGTCTGGACGGAGGGCGAGATCGGCGGGCGGCTGGCGTTCGCCATGCAGATCGGGGATACCATCCGGTACCACGTCCACGGCATCACGTCAGCGATCGGGATGATCCGCCGTCTGGACTATGACGTGGAGGCGCAGACCGTCACAGTCCACGCCATCCACGTCGTATTCTACGACACGACCGACGTTGGCGGCGGGGACTAGATCGGGCTCCCGTAGCGCCAGCGCCTGACCAGTTCGCCGCTCGCGTCCTCGCGGCAGTACACATCCACCCACCCCCTGTACTCGCTGCCGAAAAAGGCGATGGCTGCGATGCGGTCCATGAGTACCTCCTGACGGCAGGATGCGAGCCGGATTGGCGCACGTCAAGAGTGTACGCACAGGCGGATTATGTGTTTGAGGGTTGATAATCCACTCATGAAGTGAATCATTGCTTTACAATCGAGCAGCAACGTAGGGTCTGGAGAGCCGAGCATGAGCAGCACCATCGAGGGCGTGACACTCAACAACGGGGCGATCGTCTCGTCGTCAGTGGGCGCAGCGGCCACGAAGGCCGACATCGTGGATGGCAGCACTCTCAACCGCAGCGCGACCACCGGGGCTCTTGCTGTCGGAGCGAACGGGGCAAGCCTCGCGGGCGGGGTGCCTCGGGCTGGGATGAGCAAGTTCGCGGGTGCTCGGTTGCAGGGCAACCTGACCGCTTCTGACGCTGCTGCTGGCGTGTTCTCGTTGCAGAACACCTACGGGACCGACCTGATCGTTGAACGTCTGCTGATTCGGGTCACGACCGCATCCTCGGGCGCTTGCACGATCGACGTGGGTTGCGGAACCACCGCCGCAACGTCATACGACACCATCCTCGATGGTCCGTCCGTGGCGGCGACGGGAATGATCGACAACGCAGACGACACAGATCAGGGCACGAACGGCAACTCGTCGGACGTGTGGAAGTCCGGCGAGTACCTGAGCGCGTCCATGGCGTCCGGCGCGACCGCTGGCCTCGTCGGCACATACCAAGTCCTCGTCTCGGACATGAACTAGGAGACCCCATGGCGAACCCATCCATGAATCAGGCGGCGCGCGTGGCGACTGCGCTCACGTTTACGAACGTGACCACATCGGAGACGGCACGGCAGGCGGTCGTCTTGCAGGGGTCAGTCGCGGTGCCTCCGAACATGCGCCTTGACGGGTACACGCTGATGCGGACGGGCGGGTCTGACGGCGAGGTCATCTCCACGGTGCGGTTCTGGGACGCATCCTCGTCCGGCGTCAACGTCTACCAGAACACGCACACTCTCAGCGCGAACAACGACTCCGCTGGAGTGCTGGACATGCGCCTCCCGCTCAACTCCGCGACGTTTTCTCAGCTCAACGTCAGCCTCCAGAACGACACGGGGACGACGCAGGACTACACCTTGCAAGTGTACCTCCGGTCGATCGTGGACTGATGCCGCAGGTCTTCCCAACCGCCGCCGCTGCCGCGCCCGTCACCCCCTCCACCGTCGTCTGGTCGTCGGACTTCGCATCCGAGACCGCGCACGACTTCAAGACGACGGCGACGGGTACTGTGGGCGGCGTGGACGCCACGCTCGTCAACGGGGCGGCGGCGACGCAGTTCGAGATCACAGCCTCGGGCTTGCTCGTGGACACGAACACGGCGACCGGCTTCTACAACACGACGCTCACGGCGGCGTATCTGACGATCGATCTGGCCGACGTGACCACGTTCGACCTCGACAAGCTGTACGTCGCGCGCGTCATCCTTGCGGCGGGCTCCCCGATGCCTCAGGTGGGCAACGAGGGCGTTTTCGTTGTGTTGTGGGAGGACAGCAGTCCGGCGCTGGGCGAGATGGTCTACGCGGGGATGTACTTCAACAACC